TTATCTCAAAACCAAAAAGTTTAATGCCTTCTGCCATTATTCGGTCCTTTATTTACAGGAAAAGGAGGGGAGCAGAACTCCCCTCCTGTTACTACTTATACGACAATTTCAACCTTAGTTGGTGTTGTCGTTTGTCCAGTAGTCGTACTCGATAGTTACAGTGAACTGCTCGATTTCCCCTGCCTGAGAGTAGTCGAGATCGATCGCTGAAACGTTTGATGGGAAACAGTTTTTCAAGAAATAAGTCTTGATACCGAAACCCGTCTGATCGAGTTGAATGACTTCCATATTAGTAGCATAGGATCCAAAACCAGCGTTGTTGGATTGAATACCTTGGTTGCCTTCATGAGAATTAATCCCGTCCATCCATGTTTCGAAGGCATCTCGAATACCAAAATTGGTGTCATTATAGACAGTTATTGTCCATGGTTCAAAGGTGCGATCACCTGCCAACTTAACGATACGTCCACGGAATGGAACCTCGACAGTAGCAACAGTGGACGCTGGAAGTTGTGCAGCACGGCACATGAAGTTGGTCAATTCTTTGTTACCACCAGCATAACCTGGGAAGTTAACATTGACCTCGAACATATTGGCACGTGCACCGCCACCAGTAAGTTTACCTTTGAAGTCATCTACGCGCAAAATTGCCATTTTTCTTTCTCCTTAGATGTCTTCGATTATACCGTACCAACCACTTCTTCAAAATCAAGTCCGCCACGAACAGCGACGAAGTTGAGAGTGATGAAGTTGATAGAGTACGCAGGTTTGATGAATACTGAAGCGACCAGTTCGTTTCGAGCAATTACTTCTGGAGTATTGTTTCTCTCGTCACATTGAACAAAGAATGCTTCAATACCGCGTCGAGCTTGAATCTCTCGCAAAAGAGGTTCAACGATGGCAACAAACTCTGAGCGAGTAAATTCATCGTTAAACTCGAACATAAAGTTACGAGCAGCGATAGCGATTGATTTCTCGATCGCGAGGAACAAACGTCGCACGTTAATCCTATCAAAGGCAGATGGACGAGATTGCTTAGTCTTGTCGCCGAACAACAAGATTCCTCGACCTGCGAACTGTACGATTGGGTTTACACCCGCTTTGTACAGAGAATCGCGGTTTGCTTTTGTAGGAGAATATGCGAGATTGGTTACTCCCTGATATAATCCTCTTCGCTCACCAGCAGGTGAGTACCATGGTCCAAAGTTTGCGTCAGTAGCAGCCAATAGACCAGCAGTAGTAGAAGCAGCAGGGATGTAAATATAATTATCATTATACTTATCGTAAACTCGAAGATAGTTATTATCTGCAATCAAGTAGTTAGAACCAGTGAACCTATCTGTCGTAGCAATAGTGTCGGTTACTGGGGTGATGTTATTAACAACTGCTGCACGGTTTGGAGAAGTTACAACAACACAATCCTTACGGGTTGTTTGTGCAATTCCAACAAGGTCGTTTACAATAGTTACTTGATCATCAGCAGTAGACAATCCAGGGGAGACCAAGATTTGTACATCAATCTCGTCCTTGTCTTCGAAGTTATCGAAACCCAGTAGGTAATCTCCAACAAGAAGAGTTCCAGGGTCAGAACCACCACCAAGAGCAGCACTAGCAGAATCTTCAGACCAAGAAGAGTTGTCTGCATAGTTGGTGCTTGATCCACTAGGTGCGGTGCCCCAGTTATCCCCTTTGGCGAAGTAGGTTTTATCTGAGTCGAAATCGCCGAACCACAAGTATCTAGAACCGTTGTTGATAACAGTCTTGATGTAGTTATCGCCACCATCTTCGGTCTTTGCACCAAGTGCAAGGGAAACATACGGGAAAACTTCCAATACGGTTCCTTTCGTTCCGGAGACGAGTCCGTCTGAGTCGATTACAGCAATATGGATTTCGTCGTTAGTTACGGTTCCAGGTTGCTTGGTTGCCCAGTCAGAAGTTCCTGGGATCCCATCAAATTGGGCGGCATACGTCCAATTTTCCCAATAAGTTGCAGTATTAGAAGAACCTGCAGATTCACCGCCCTCAATAAAGAAGGCAGAAACTTTCAGAGAATTTCCAAGATCTCCTGGATATTTTGCTATCCACATATCCGCTGTTGGGGCAGTTCTATCAAAATGCTCCTCGTTCTCAATGAGAATACCAGTGGTTGTGGAGTTAGCATTTGAAGCTGAATCTGATCCAGATGCGCGAGTTATTTGTCGGTTTACGATAAGGTTTCCAGAATAACGTAGATACTGAGCAGCAGAGAAGTAGTCAACTGCACGAGACGTATCTGGGGTACCAAATACTTCTGCGAGTTGTGCTTCGTTCTCAATGCGAGTAGGAACGTCTACTGGACCCCACTTAAATGACCCAACCATACCACTAAGTGAAGTCTCGACATTAGGTGCAACACCAGTAAGGTCGATTTCCTTCACAACAATAGCAGGTGAGACTGAAGGTGTAGTCAGTGCCATGTTTGTTTCCTCTTTCGATCGAAAAATTATATGCTAGCATTATAAGGTCGACGCTTAGGCGTTCAATGTATTTATTTATAATAATACGGATCTACGCTAAATTTCCATCAAACTCCAAGGATTTAGTTTCTCTTCGTATGTTATTTCTTCTTCAGGTTGTGATTTAAACCCGAAAGGAGGAACATCTTCTTCGATCTCTTTCATCCTCTGATCAAACATCATTTTGCGGACGTCTATGTCTGTCATTTCAGCAAAGAATGTGGTTTGAACGAAAAACCCAAACATAACTAAATTCATAACCAAATCATCATGATTTCCGTCTGATGCTTCATAAGAAGCACCCTTTGCTTCAAAAGTGCTTATCTCAAGAATGGTGTTTTCATCAACCACCTCAAGTTTGTTTTCTTCCATCAAATCTTTAAATCCAGAGCAACCTATTCTTTTGGTTCTTCTGGTCATCTCAACACCGATACCGCTGGACTTAACAGTAGAAGACATATGCACGTTTTCGTATTCTAATTCGTGGTATAATCCGTTACAAACAACAGCACCAGCATCGTTTGATTCAATCACAACGTATGCTTCGTTGAAACTTTTTGCCCACTTGTAAATTATATTCGGATATAGAAGGGGAGATATCAAATTGTTTCGATAAGTTGCCACCTGTTTGAAGGGACGACTGCTTATATCAATGACAGTAAATGTACTGTAATCCTGCCCTCGACCCTTACTCACGTCAACGCACATAACATATTGAGAACCCTTTCTTGGTTCGTCATATATTAAAAGGTCTCCACCCTCTAATATTCTTTTTGGTCTCGCCGCCTTTAGGTTTAATAGGCATTCAGCGTTTACGAGAGTGTTCCCTGTTCCGAAGAAGGTGTTGCCAAATTCCTGATCAAACTGTATCTGTGAGGTGTTGTTTATTGTTTCTTCTTTCCATGCCTCGTCTCTTCCAGGAACGTCCCACCAATCAACACGGAAAGGTTTATATTCATTTACACCCTGCACAGCACCTTCCCATATTTTATGAAAAGGATTGCCAATACCATTTGCAGTAGAAGTAATAATTACTTTTGTCTCTTTTCCAGAGGTAACTACAGGATAAGTTGAAGTGTAGAACTCTGCTGCTCTTTCTACAAAAGCAAACTCATCAAGGAACAGCAAGTTTACAGACTGACCACGAATAGATGATCCCGAAGTAGCAGCGGCGAATATTTTTGAATTGTTACTAAATTCTATGCTGCCTTTATTGAGAACTTTGCATCCAGGTTGAAGATAAAATGGCAAGTTCTCGAGCATAAGAGTTACACGAGACAACATTTCGCGAGCAGTAGCACCTTTGTTGGCAAGTACTGCTACATTTTTTTCTGGATGAAAGATAGCATACCAAAGAAGATATGCTACTGAAGAGATAGACTTACCAGACTGTCGGCATGCTAGTACGACCGAAAACCTGTTAGAATTGAAGTGAGTAAACATCTCATCTTGATATGGATATAACTCAAAGGGGACTAGTCCGTCGTTCAGGTTTATGATTTTGATATGAGTTCTAGCGAAATAAGCAGGATCCGCCATACACTTGGCATATTCTGCTACCTTTTCTTGGGTCCATTCCTCTTCTACCCCATCTCTTTTTACATGAGGGTTGCCAAGATAATGGGTGTCCGACCTAAATTTAGTCGTGTCCTGAATCTTCAATTCTGTCATAGTCTGGTGTAACGTCCTTTTCGTTCATGTCTTTCAACATGCGCTGAAGGTCTGTGGTTGAACCGATAAAGACGTTATTGGTAGTCTGCCCCTGAGGAAGAGCAGGTTTGTCTTTCTTTTCTATATCCTTCATTTTCTTATGAAGGTCTAAAAGTTGAGAGGAGGTGTCTGCTGTATCTTTTATCAACTTGGAAAGGACTTCATAGGCGCGAGGGTGTTCGCTGCTCTTAGCGACCTCGATCATTTCCTCTACGCCTTCTCTACCCTTACATATCAGGTCGTACAAGGTTTCTCGAGTAAACTCAAAGTCGTTGTCTTTTTCTTCGTCGCTCATTTGAACAACCTGTTTTCTGTGTGCAACTTATATAGCACTTCTATTGGTTGCAGAAAAGAAATCTGTAGGTGATATCTAGGGTGCTCGTTGTTTTCGTAACCATGAACCGCTTCTGTATTACCAGCATAACAATGATAGAAATTAATAGGAATAGTTTTTCCTTCTGCGGTGTAGTATGTTAAGGGTGCCCAATCTTTTTCATTATAAGGTTCAAGGGGGAAGAATATGACAGATTCTCTATGTTTACCGAAAGTGCGTTGATCCATATGAGGGGACATATATCCATATGGTTCTGTGCTACTTACAATAAAATAAAACAGATATTTTTTTGCTTCTTCGGTAAACATATTGTAGATAGAATCTACAACAGGGTCATAATCAGGAACGACATCTTTCAATCCATGGAGACCATACATTCCCACCCAATTATATCGCAACCCCTCGTTCGCTACTGAAGAACTAACTTTATTAGCAGTTGATTGACCTGATTTAACAGTACCAAACATTAATTGGGGAGCTACACCATCGTATCCCTTCAACGTTGTTTTTCGGAACTCTTCTAAAGGAATATCTTTTTTCTGCTTTGCCCTTTTTATAAGGTGGTTTCTAGTTTCTTCGGACAATTCAATGTTTGGGATTTTAAAAAAATAATGGTGTTCAGGTATAGTCATGAGGCACATATGTATCGCTGTCTAGAACCGAAGTGACCAAAGAATAATCCGAATCTTGAGAAACTGGTCTTGGGTTAGTTTCTACGCGCACGGTTTCTAAGTACAAATCAGTTCCATCAGAGTCTACATCCATATTAAAAAGGTCAAAGTCTACACGAGTAATAACTTCACTTTCTGATGGTTTTGGTCCATAGAAAGCAACTTTCATGTCAAAGGTCAATGTATATATTATAGTTCTACGGTTTTCCATAGAACCTTCGAAGTCGTCAGTAAAGACAACAGATTGGAGAATAACAGGAACGTCTTCGACAATGCTGTTATAGTCTGCTACTGGTTTTACAGAAACAGTATACTGTGGTGCAAAGTATGGTAAGATTTGTTCAACCACTTGTAATGCATCGTCGTGTTGCTTTGCATAAACACTCAACTCAAAAGTTATGATATAAGGAGTTGCAGCATAAAACTTGGTTGCTTTTTGGTTGTCTTCAGCACCAGTTTTAGAAAAATAATTCATCTTGGGTAATTGACGCTGCGGGTCATAAGAAATAGCAGATATTTCAAACGACATCCGAGGCAACTTGATAGCAAGTTGCCTTTCGTTATCTTCCCCATCATTCATCTCGTTTATACGCTCAAGAAATTTCCTTTGCGGAGCATATGCCAGAGGAACTTTCATTTGATCATAAACCGTACTACCAGATTTTCTGATCATATAAATGTTATTAAACAGAGAACCAAAAATGGCAACCGATTTTCGGACACGTTCATTATAGAAGTGAGTTCCAAACATTATTGTGGGTCTCCAAACGGATTAGATTCGCTGAAGTCTAAGAACTCAAAAGCAGAGATATCAAAACCGCTTACATTTCCGTCTGCTCCACCAGGACTCCCTGGTTGTATCTCTTGTAATTCAGCAATAGAAGTTGGAGTAGCAATTGCTCCAGAATTATCTCCTACTACTTGAGCGGTAGTTGTAAACACCTTGTATTCGCCAGAGGTATTGCCAACATGAGCAAGACTCATTACGTTATCTGAATCATTCCAATTTACAACTTCTCCGGTTATCACATAATCGTCAAACGTTTGTGTTACAGTCTCTCCTCTCTCGTAACCAACAGAAGAAGAATCCATAGTAAGTTGATATTGATATGCTGCAAAAGATTCAATATCGTCTATTTGTGCAATACTAGTATCAAAGTCTTCACCGCTAAACTCAAACAACTCACAACGAAGATTGAAAGTTGGTAATTGCCCTAGTTGATAGAAAGGACTTTCATCCTGTACGCTCATTATCTCAAAAGTTGACCCAGAAAGAGGAAGATGAATCAGGTCGCCTTCTCTCGGTCTATAATATTTGTTTTGAGGGGTTCGCTCGTATGAACGGATTTCTGTGTTCCATCTACGGCGAGACATAACAAAGTTTACTGAGTTTCTTATCTCAACCCCAAATTTTTGAAATAGGTCTCCTTCTCCGTCAAATCCTTCAGTGTTTTCGATATAGACTTCTAGTTTGTATGCATAATCAAACCGAGAAAGTTCAGCATCATTGAAGATCATATCACGAGAAACTACTTCGCGTGGTATATAATAGATGTCATTGCCGTAAAACTTCAAGGATTCAACGATCAAATCCTCGTATAAGTTTTGTTCTGAGCGAACGCTTTGACGAAAATAAGGAGAGGTCGCCATGATATCAACCTACAAAAAAGTCTGGGGGAACTTCTTGCTCAAGACGCATACGTTCTCGCAAACTATTAATTTCTTCTTTTGCTTCCTCGAGCATAGTTC